CTTGAATATCTTGCAAGCCTTGATCCTTGCCCCGATGCCTCCATGTCCTTCCCCCGCTATATACAGAACTCCGCCAGGGTTTGTTACCTGGTTACCCATCCACGGCCTGCCTGTGGCCACCGCCTCGGCTATGTCAAGCGCAATAAATGACTTATATGAGCCTGGAGGCCCGTACAGTGCACAAAAACCCTTATTTGGGAGCACGTTATCAATGATCCACTCAACTGGCTCATCCTTGATGGTGTCCCAAGCCTCGATGTTGAGCAGCTGCGGAGTCGGGTTGTAGGCTTCCTGCTCTGTTTGCGTTGTTTCTGTTAATTGTTCGCTGTCTGTGACCGCGAGTTCCTTAGTGATGATGGGCGCTTGCTTTGCCAGCTCCGCGAGTTCCTTGCGCGTACCCTTCATGTCGTGGACCCACTCGTGCGCGTCATCGCCCTCCATCATCAGGTCCAGGTCCAGATAGCGGATTGACTTGGCCACAGGTAACAGGTTCTGTATTGCGCGCCTGGCGTAACTTCTTCCTGGCTCGTCGTGGTCGGGTATCACTACGATGTTTGCACCGGCAAAGTATTGAGTTATCTCTGCCGGCCAACTGCCTGCGCCCGTGTGACTCGTTGTGGCAATGGCGCCAATGCTGATTAAGGCGTCCGCCGCCTTTTCCCCTTCCACTAGGTAGATTGCCCTTCCCGCGGTCTTGGCGTCCAAGAGTTCGGGTAGCTGGTACGGGACGATCCTTGTGTCCTTGAGTCCTGCTATGCGCTTACCTGTTGAGTCCACGCGGTGTATTGAGTACGTCTTACCCTTGGCGTCACTCGTCTTGTACCGGCGCTTAGTAAACAGAATGTCCCCGTCCTCCGACCTGTACAGCCACTCCTTTTCTAAGACCGGCGCCTGGTGCTGGGTAAAGCTAATCTCCTCACGTTTGACTATGGTGGGAAGCAAGTCCCTAGCCCTGACAGCGTCGAACACGTCCCTCTGGTCGCACCCGCCGTGACAGTGAAACAGAACCTTGCCCTCTGACTCCGTGATCGAAAGTGAGGGGTTCTTGTCCCCGTTCCCTCTGCCGTGGCCAGGTACGGGACAACTAGCAACCCACTGCCCATTGACCTGCTTGGCGTTACCCAGCGCCTTGGCTATTGTTTCTGTGTCCATTTATTCGTTCTCGTTATTCGAGGGGAAAAAAAAGCCGGTAGGGATCAGCTACCGGCGCGTTCAGTCTAACGCTTAAAAAATCTCATCATCTTCAACCACCGCAGCCTTAACTGGTGCTTGCTTACGCACCGGCTGCGGGACAATGGCAGCAGGCTCTGCCTCAAACTCCTCGGCCACCGCATCCAATCCTGCAGGACGGGCAACCCAACCAGTTAGCTTGAATTGGGGAATACGGGTTGTACCCTTACCAATCTTCTCTGCCTTGCTTCCCTGATATTCAAGCACGGGCAGCTTGCCAGGGTTAGCCTCACGCTCTGCTGCGCAAGCCTTGTACATGAGTTCCAGCCCCATGTTCGGGCCTACGCCATTGGATGACCACTCCGCAGCGCCGATCTCTTTGTTGTACAGCACCACCTGGAAACCGCGCTTGTGCTCGGGGCTGGGCTGCGGCCCCTTCTTGCCGACACTCTCGTCCTGCACCCAATCACGTACACCGACACCCAGCAAGAGCCATCCTGTTTTGATGTTGTCGATGTCGAAAACCACTTTCTTTAACGTGATCTCCTCGTTGTTGTTGTTAGTCCAAGCGTTTGCTTGGGGCGAAAAGCGGATGTAGTTACCAGAGCCGCTACCACTTGATAGATTTAGCATTTGCGTTTAGCTTTCAGTTTTCAGAGTTGAAGTAGGGCTGTGCTCTCGCCTAGCCCACGGGATTTAGACAACGTGAGTCCACTGCTTACTTTAGTGGTCACGCTATCCAAAACTTGTTTCCTGTCCTTGCCGAGTAACTTATCGGCAGCAGCAGGTGAAATGATTGATGTCTCGTAGATTTGTGTTTCGGGAACACCGGCCTCCAGCAGCGCCTTGACCGCGTCCGCTTCCTTAGTCCACTGCCTAGTTGGGCGTTTAGGCGCCATCTGCCAGCCCCGCAGCACACCACCCTCTGTGAGAGTCTTGGTGGCCTGCTTGCGCAGCGCAGTAATGAAGTCCTCCACCAGTTCTGCCTTGTCCAGCAAGTCCGATACCTGGTCAGGAGTAAGCGTTGTAATGTCAGCGGTTACGGGTACTGCTGCCAGCGCCTTGGTCTGCGCTGGGCAGATCATCTTAGCTGGGCAGTATTGGCAGGCATCTTTGGATGGAGTCGGTTCGCTTGTACCTTTGACAGCCGCGTTTACCGCAGGCATGAGCACGTTGTCTGCCCACTCGTGCAGCTCTGTTGCTGTCATAACGTGAGTACGGTTCTCGCCTGTAGTCGGCTGCACAATGGTGAGCCTGATAATTTCAAAAGAATGACTGAGGTATTTTTTGAGCACACCCAGCGCGTAAATCTTCATCTGTGCAGAGTCAGCGTCCACCCATCCTCGTCCTGTTTTAAGGTCTGCAATTTCGAGTATCGACTTGTCCTCGTTGAAGGCCACCACGTCCGCAGTCCCAGCAACTCTGACTATGTCATTGGAGAATGCGACCCCAAATTGTTCAACCTTCACTGTGCCTAGTTCCTTCTCCAGCGCAGCCACTGTGCGGATATGCGCCAAGGCAAATTCAGCGTTCTCTCGCGTCATCACGACACCTTCAATCGTCTTACCGACGTAGTCCATCGGGTCCTGATCGAGCTGCCAGCAAGTCTCACTCAGCGCATGGATGGCAGTGCCTATCTGCGCTGCCTCTCCGCTAGGCTCGTAGGGTATCTTCTCTGACAATCGTGCTGATGCGGGGCAGGCTATCCAGCGGGATGCTGATGATGGGCGTAGTAGTAGTTGTTTCATATATCGTTTCACTGTTCGTGGATTAAAAGTTGATACGCAAGGTTGCGTACCTCGGAACTGACTGCGTGGCCTAAGTCCTCGGCTGAAACTAATCGTTTCAAGAACTCAGTCTTTGCGCGTGATTGACTGCGCTCGTTCTCCAATTGAGTGGCTAAGTAGATAGCGTGCTCTCTGAGGGTTCGTAGGTCTTGTAGGCTCATTTGTTCGCCTTCAACCACCAGGCTCCAATGAGCACGGCATCAGCGCGCCCGTCATCCTTAACCCGTGCGAAAGACTCTTGGTAATAGGGATACAGTTCGCAAGCCCGTGCGCGTGATGCGTCCTTACCTGCACCACGGCCTATGCCCTTAGTCCAGACGCTGGGCATGACGTATGTGGCCGGTATCTCAAACGCTCCGACAATGCCCTCGATTAAGCCGAAACTGCGCCCGAAGCTAAACATGGAAGTCGCTCCGTTGCCAGGCATTGCTGTCACTTTCTCTACGACTACATGGCTAGGCTTATACAGACGAAAAATGCCAGCAAACGCAGATGCTGATATCTGCCTCTTTGTTTTATTGTTGCGGGTTAGTTCGTGAGTCGGCGTGTCAATGACGGCACTAAGAACGTCATCAATAAAGACAGCGATAGCGCCACTCAGTCCTGGGTCAATTGACATTACGATCATGACTGAACCTTTGCCGCTATCAGCGCGTCCACGGCCTGCTCCAATTTCATGATGTTGGAGTACAGCGGGACAGTCTTGCCGGTGCTCCACCTACTTAGCTGGGCAGGGTCAATGCCTGCGGTATGCGCAATGTCGTTCATCTTGAACCCTGCTTCCTTTGCTCGTAGGCGTATTGCCTCGATTGCTTGCTCTGTTGACGTAACCATTGTGCCTAACCCCTTTAATTGACGAATGCGTCCATTCTAGGCTCTGTTTTTGACTAGAAAAGCAATTTATTTGCGGTACTAAGGGTAAATACCTACTTAAATCAGTTGATGACTTAATCAATTCGTGTAGGATGTGACCCATCAGCAACCGCCAAATGGCACTTTAAGGAGTAAGCAAATGCGCTACCGAGAACACTACACCATCCAACCCGTTACCCGTAAGTGGGCAGACATTGCCCTTGCCGTGGCCATCGGTGTCGGGCTGGCCTTCTTTCTTTTTATGGGAGTATGAATATGTCCGAGTCCATGCAACTGCAAATTGATGAAGTGGTGGAGCAACTGTCCCCGCAGCCTGGTTCCATCGGAATGTTGACATCTCAGGATGTCCGAGAACTGGTACGCAAGGCGGCCACCAAGGGTACGCTAATTGGGTATCTTGCCGGTGAGAAGTTGACTGTCATTAGGTTCAAGAACAAGGCTACAGAGTACCAGCAAGAGTACGAAAACCTCAAGTCCCACTGCAAGCAATTGGAGCTTGAGATCATGGAGCTTAAAAGGTGAGAAAGCGCAGCAGCTACCGGCCAAAGCCGCAACACCCGAATCCGGTGGCCTGGTTGATGAACGGGTTCAAGCCTGTGAGTCAGGCTGGCGTTGTCAACGTCCAGATCAAGAACCACCAGGCTATCGACTCGCTGAGAAAGGGAGTTGCTGAACGAGAGGACATTGACACCATCATCGCCGCGCTGAACATTGCCGAGGCTCTCCAGCGTCTGGGCATCGGTGATGAGTACAGGGATGATGTCAGAGCCGCCCAGGACGCGCTATACGCCGTCTCTAAACGCGGGATAGACCGAGAGTACCGCTTTGTGCTCAAGGCGCAGGAATTGGTCGCCATCAACCTGGGCATGGAGATACATGACGCGCAGATAGAAGTCACCAGCATCAAGCACATGGAGGATGCGCTCAACATAGTTAGGGACGAAATCAAGAACCGCCGTGCGCGGGTAATATTGGAGAAAACATGAAGAAATTAATGGAATTAATGAAAGAGCCGTTTAAGAAACCTAGCCCTTTGGAGCTGATTTCTCAGCAGCTTTCAGACGCCCACCTTGAGCTGCTACGCGCAGAGCAGGGTGTGGACTATGCCGCCAGCATAGTGTCGTACAACAAGACCGTGATAGCCCGTTTAACTAAACGCATAGAGGAGTACAAATGACTTGCTGTTGCACATACAAATGCGAACAAGGACGTGACTGCCCCGTCAGGCAGCAGCGCATCAAAGAAGTTAATGATGCCTACATCAACGGCAAGCCCGACCCTGACCCGTACCGCGAAACGCTGGGTTCTTTTAAAGAGTTAATCACTGTGATTGTTGTGGCTACAGCCGTAGGGCTGCTGGCCTATGTTGTATGGGGGAAGCTATGAACATCATTGCGATGGCTGAAGAAGCTGGATTGGCTTTTAATTTTGATGGTTATCCAGACATCTGGGCTACATACACGAATATTGGGCGTAAAGAAATTGAATGCTTTGTCGCATTGGTAGAAGCAGCAGCCCGTGCTGATGAGCGTGAAGAATGCGCGAAGTTAGCAGAAACAACTGTATGCGATATTCATTTACCAACCGGCACAAAAATATACGGAAGCAGAGTAGCGGCAGCAATCCGCGCAAGGGGGACAACATGACAGGCTATCAAAGCAAACGTGCTGCGGCGCAGGACAAGCTGGCACAGCCAGAGCAGGAGCCGTGGCCTGAAGAACCGGTTGGTCACATGGCTGGGGGCGTACAGCCACCACAGCGCACATGGGTTGACCTGACTCGCACGCAAATACAAGATGTTTATTTTGCAGTGTTAAAAGAACATCGCGGTGGTCATCAAATGCAGGGACAGCTTGCCTTTGGGGAAGCCTTGCAAGCCGCTATCAAGGAGAAGAACGCATGACTGAGAAACAAAGAGCATATCTACACTTAATTATTTTGCCGTTTATTATTTCAGCGGCATTTGAATTTTGTCCTCCTTGGGTGTATTGGCCTATCTGCTTGCTTGGTTGCATGGCATGGGTTGGTTCGTGTGTAATTTTGAGTGAGAAGGATACTGTATGACAATCTCACGTTTTGCAAATGGCAGCGACAGTAAGCGCAGAGTGCTCGGTCTTGCTGGTGAGTGGGCGCGCAGGGAGAAACTTCCAGGCGAGGCAGAGCCTGCAACTATCTCAATCTGGCGCCAACCAGTGTATCAGCCGCCAAAGATGGAGACGCCACGCCCTGGTGCGGATGACCACCTCAACATCAGGAGCAGGGGGATATGAAGTCCGTCAGGGAGCCGCGCATACTGGACATCTTGCAGCGCAAGGATATGTCCACCTCCGAGCTGTGCGTACTTGTCCACTGCACGCAAAGGTCAGCGCAGGAGCTGCTGGCTAAGATGAAGCGCAAGGGGTTGATTTACAGGTCAGGGTGGCGCAGGCAGCCAGACGGCATCGCGGCAGTGTTTAGGGCAGGCATAGGCGTCGATGCGCCAAAGCCTCCACGGATGACGGATACAGAGCGTAAGAAGAAGTCCAGAGCCAAAGAGACTCAGGAGGACAAAGAGTTTCGCCAGGCGCGTGAGAAGGCCAAGAGCATTAAACCAAGGCGCGATCCAATGATTGCGGCGTTTTATGGAGAGTACAAGTGAAGAACATTGCAACCATGACGCATCAGGAAAAAATAGATGCTGTCAATACATTTCAAATTTACATTGAATCTGCTGTTGAATCAGAACAAAATGAACCTGCTGAATTCAAACTTGAAACACAGCACAGGATTGATCTAATACTTGTCAATCTAAAAGAGATTTTTGGGTTGCAAGATAATTCATAATATTGTCAAGCCACTCTTGATTTGTTGGCTGTATTGGCTTTGACAATTGAAATGATCTTACATCACCACTTACTGGCGAATTGATGTTCCTGCGCATTTTGTACCAATCAGGAAATAAGATTTCTTTAGGTACTGATTGCTCCAAACCACCAAAGTATTCACCAGCAAGTTGAGTGTCATAAGTTTTGTGTGGAGACACAGGGTTAGTAATCAATCCAGCGTTAGGTTTCATCTTGCCAATTGCAAGGCCACCAGAATACATTGGCTCATTGAGCAGCAGTGGGTCTGTAATTGCATATCGTGTATAGGCAATATTTGGAAAACCTGCATTTTGGAATTTATCCAACTGCATACGGTCTACAAATGCATGGCGTAATGCGCCATTGCTTTCAAGTTGCGCGCGAGACTCAGGATGCATTACACCCTTCCACTCTGGCCTTAATTCTCGTACTACGCTATCAAAAGATGCAATGTTTTTCTTAGATATCTTTCCAGCTTTCATCTGCTCTAGCAATGCATCAGACATCATGGTATTAAAGTTCATTGACTCTGGACCCATAGCCGAATACACACCATATACATCGCCACTACCTACCTTTGCAGCCCTATCAACTGCATTTTGTAATCCTTGTGCTGCACCTTTTTCTGATGCCCAAATAGAGCCAGTTGGTGATTGCATCCTCATAAAGTCATATCCACCTTCAAGTGGTACTGGTATTTCAAATTTTATGTCACCAATACCTAAAAGGTTTTGACCTGCTGCTGATCTATCTCCGACAAATGGAACAATTGCTCCACCTTGCATCTTCTCTGGTGATGCAATAATTTTTGGCGGTAAATTTGCGATGGGTTGCACGTCCATCTTCATTTGCGACACTGGTATCGGCAACTTTTTGCCAGCACCGATATCATGCCAATAGCCTAATGCTTCTGCTTGAGCAGCACTCATGCGAGGTGCTTTTGTAATTCCAGCAGGGGCAAATGACATTGCACCAGACATTGTCATATCTGTTAATTCAGACAATGCACTTGGATCGGTTACCTTCATTGGGTTTCTAGGATTACCAAATGCTTTCGCGTAAAGCTCTTGGTACTTTTTATCTGTATCAGATATAGCACTTAAACCGGATGACAGTAATCCACCAATGCCTTGCATCTGCTGCGTGCGCAGTGGACTATTCATCCACCCCAATGCATCACCAAGCAAACCAGTAAATTCTGCCATCTCAGTTTCTCCTTATTGACCGTATGGCCCTGCTGGGCTAAGAAAGTTAAATTGCTCATTGCCTATGCCAGAACCAATCACCGGAGACGTAACACGGCTAGCTTGCCCAGCGGTATATCCACCATAACCGGCTGCCCGTGATCGTGCCTCGTTCATTCTGCGAATCTGGTCACCAAGCTCAATCAGGCGCTGTTGCTCACGCGATAAAAGCAACCGTCCCATCTCAGCCCTTACTGGCTCTGGCGTACCCATGCGGTTAAATAGGTTTGTAGCTGCCGCCATTACACCAGGGACGTTACCTGTGCTTACAGCCTGTCCAGCAGCCATAGCAGCAGGTAGATCAAGGTCCTCCATACCGGCCAAACGTGGCGCTGTTGGTGATCCACGGCCAGCAGACTCAAGACCTTTAAGACGTGCCTCTTTTGCAACTGCTGACGCAAATTTTCGGTAATCGTTATCAAATACAGCTACCAATCGCTCTCGCGTAGCTGGCTCCTTCCACATCTTTAGCAGTGACGTTTGACCTGCCTCTGTACCCGTCTTTTGACGCAGAGCCTGCAATGCACCAACGCGAAACGCATCCATCTCTGACTGAGTCAAGCCGACTAACTCTTGTTTGAAATTAACAATGTCACCTGTCATAGCTTTGCGTCCAAGGTCGGCGGCATCCATCATCTGAGAGGGGCCGGCCCACTTCTCCATAGCTTGGGCATAGGCAGACTGTCCACCAACCTTTGGTGATTTTGCTGTTAGCACAGTCATTAGGTCCTTGCGCACGTCATCGTAGGCATTGGCCTGTTGATTACCACCAGCACGCTTTAACGTCTGCGCGGAGTCATACAAAGAATGCTTTAACGTGTCGAGCACGTTCATCGGCACAAAGTCACCTTTTTTAAGGTTTGCCAAGTCAAGTGTCTGACCCGTCTTTGTCTTGTACAGTAACTCAGCAGGACCCTGTAACGATTCAGATCGTTTAAGTAGTGCCGCCAAACTATCGTCAACCTTAATAACTGCCTTGTCTATAACGTCATAGAAAGGTCTTGAATCAGCCTTGCGCTGCGCATTAAACGCATCAAGACTCTGCTGAAACTGAGCACCCTGAGTGCCTAAAGCCTCATCAGCGGCAGTCACTAAGCGCCCTGCACGTCCAGCCTGGCGCTCACGGATAGCACGCTCTAGCGCCTGCTTTGTCTCACCAGGTAGCGTAGCAATGGTGTCCAGCAATTGGCGCACATTGGCGCCGCCAACGTCAGCAATTCGCGCCTCTGGTCCGAGCTTACCCATCCTGGCCTGCGCCATACCCAATGCGCTTTGCAGTAAATCGGGCGGCGTATCGCGCAGCAGTGCCTCGGCAACCTTTTGCTGGGCATAGGTAGATGCCGTTTCCTTTGACCCATATCTGCCAGCAACCTGGCGTCCGGCAGCGCCTAAAACGCCCATTACAGGCTGCGTAACAGGTCCAAGCACCGCACCCATCAATGCGCTTTTTCCAACGTCTGCTGCTACCTCTCCTGCCGTCTGCCCCTCGCTGGCTCCAGCCCCACCAAGCAATCCATAACCAACGCCGCCAGTACCGGCCTGCACCATGCGCTGACCCATACCCATGACCTTGCCAGCCTCTGGAGCCGCAGTTAGGTATCGACCAATGTTTGATACAGTCTGCGCAAGTTTTGGTGCAGCAGTTTCAACCGTAGGCATAACTGCCTTGCTTACAACACCAGCCGCCCGTGTAGGCAAACCTGCAAGCATGGTGGGAATTGACGCTACACCCTGCAAACCAGCAGATGTCCAAGGGTTTTCCTTCATGTAGGATTCAGCAGCGCCACGGCGAATATCACGCTCTTGCTGGTACGCCTCAGACAGTGGCTTGCCTGTTTGCATCGCAGTAAAAGGAGCTGCTAATCCACCGGCAAGTTCGTCATAGAAGCCAAATGTCGGACCCTGCATCGCAGTCAAAAAACCTTTTTCAAGTTCAGACTTTTTGGCTCCAGCCTCGTAAGCAGGAGACTTACGTTCAGAAAGAAATTTAAGTATTTCTGCTGGTGAGTATTGGTTTTCTACTGCACTTGTAATGCTTTGAGTTAGATCAGGCATTAAGGCAAGATACTTGATGATCTCATCATCCTGATATCCAGCAGATTTAGCCTCTTTGATCTTAATTTTTAGATCATCCATGATTTAATCCTTATGGTACTCTAGGCAGAAAAATATCGCCTAATGGCTTTCTTTGCGTTCCACCAGGTCCACCACCCATCAAAGACGGAACCTGCGCTGGTGCTCCAAGTGCAGTTCCAAGATTTTTGAATCCGTAAGCATTTCCAAACTGTTCGTACTCTGTACGCTTTTTGTTGTAAGCCTGACCAGCAGCCGCATAAAGTTCATTAGACAAACTTTGGAAATCATCACGCTGAGTAGGTGTCAGCTTTTGACCTGACATCATGTTGCTAAAGTAGTTCTGTAAACGATCCATGCGACCAGCAGCGGCCATTGCAATACCAAGTTCAGACTCGCGTACAACAGAGCCAGGATCAAGCAGTTTCATTACCTTAGTAGCGCCAGCAACATCACCAATTGGAGTTCCTTGCTTCAAGGATGAAACTACCTGTCCGTATGCAGATTGCATATCGCTGAAATCTTTGTAAATTGGCTCTTGTTTAAACGCACCGCCTAGCTTCATTTCATTTTCAAAGCCTTTTTGTCCAACATCAATTGGAACATTGACAGTTGTTTTAGGAGCAAGCGTTTGACGATACTGACCAACTTGGCCCATGCCAGCAGCACCAGTTCCACCTAGTTGTTTACCTAAAAGGTATTCAACAGAACGGATATCAGGTGACTGTGGCTCGTACGGCATAGTGTTTTGTGCAATTCTGCTATCGCCTTTTTTGTTGTACTGGACCATCTGAATTTGTCCGTTAACAACTTGCGCTACTGGTGCTCCGTATTCTTCAGCGCCTAAATCAGCAGGAGCAATAGGTGCTGGTATTACGCCACCAGTATCTGTCTGAATGTAATAATTTCCATCAGCAGCCTTGAATGGCTGGCCTTGCGTCTTTGGTGGCTGCGCTAACTTGTACAGTTCTTGCATACCTTCTTTTGGTGTCATCTGCGAAAGTAGCATAGCCATTTGCGGTGTCAAAGTACCGCGCGGCATTGCACCACCAACAGCAGGACTACCCAGACTCCGAGGTTGACCAATCATCTCTGACCTAGCAATAGTTGGTCCGGCAGGCAGTTGCGCTGTAACTGGTGCAGCCAATGCAGACTCTGCGTCTATAACGCCTGCTTGCGGTGCTTGTCCACCAGTTAATCCTGCAACCATCTTGGCGTAGTTCTCTTGCATCTTGCGAGCACGCTCTGCTTCTTCTAACTTCTGCTTAGTCAGCAACCCCGCAATGCCCTGCTGCTGCGCCTGCTGGTAACCCGTCTGCCCAGCCCCATACGCCTCGCCCAGAGCCTGACCGATACCGATAGGCACGGCGCTAGGGCCAGATGCCTTCAAAAGCGCCATAGCCGCCTGCATGACGCCCTGGTTCTGCATACGCTTTAGTTGCTCTGGGTCAAGGTAGGACTCAAAGCCAGTGGACGGAGCATTGCCAAACAGCAACCCGCCTAAGTCAAAATCTGCCATGATGTTTTTCCTTTAACCAAATAGTCCAAGTAGACCGCCTATGGCAGCGCCGTAAGGACCTCCCAATTGATAACCGGCAGCAGCACCGCCCAAAGCACCAGCACCCACGTTCTTGGTGTATGGCGTAGTCGTTGATGTACCAAGGTTTGGCAGTCCCATGCCCAAAGCAGACTGCGCGACCTGTAGCTTTTGCAGACCGATATTGCGCTGCGCGTCCAATTGATCTTGCAACAACTTTTGGCGTGCTCCACCAGCACCCATTACCGCATTAGCGCCACTCATGCGCAGACCCTGCTGTAGTTGCCCAAGGTTACCCAACTGGTTAGCCGCACCCAGCCTTAATTGCGCACCGGAAAGACCAGCACCCTGATTAGCAAGCATTGCCTGCTGCTGGCGTGCAAGGTCTTGCTGCTGCGCAGCCATTGCCTGGTTGAATGCGTTCTCGTTGAGCTGCGTGGAAAGCCTACCGGCCTGCGTGCCATAGCCAAGGTTTGTCTGCGCCTCTGCTACACCCTGACGCGAACCGCCAAAGGCGCGTGCAGCACCCGCTTGCGCCGCAGTCTGGCGTATAGCGTTCTGACGTGAAGTCTCCAAGTCCGCTAAAGCATTCTCACGCACATATTGCGTGTACGGGTTCATGTAGCTGCCGATACTCCCAGCGCCACCCATGCCAAGGTTTGCCTGTGCAGCATTGACTGTCGCCGGTTGATAAGTACCCTCCACACCAGTGCGGTATGCGGCCTCGTCAACAGTACCAAGTCCAGGGCCAGCAAGTGCCGTGTTCACTAACTGCTTCTCTCCGGCCTCGTACAAAGGATTGAACCCAGCAAACTCTTGCACTGGTAGCGCACCAGCAACACCCTGCGCCTGCTGCAAGTTAGCTAAAAATGCATTTTTTAAATCGGGGTCGATGCTCGTCGTACCCGTAGTGCTTCCACCTTTGCTCATACGTTTCCCCTTTACATTTCGAGCAAGCCGCGTAGCTTGCCCTTGGAAATTTTTCCGCTATTGATGGCGTTCATCAATTCGATGCCGTACTTCTTTACAGCCTTGTTGTTGATGACAAATTCGCCAGACTTCAATGTGGCGTAGCCATCATCAGGACCGGCAGGGTTTGGACCTTGCAATCGGTTCATGGATACTGGGCCGCCTTTGGCGTAAGCACTAGCACCAATGCCACCATATATAGATGGCATACCCTTAAATTCCCCACTTGTCTGGTAGCCACCTGTATAGCTGCCATCGCCACTTCCAGCAGCAGCTAACGCTGCGTTAAAAGCTGCGTTTCGTCGCTGTTGACCCTCTCGGCCACCGTCATCTTCAAAACCGCCACTGTAATATGTTGGTGCTGGCGGGGGTGCTGGTGCTGGTGCTGGTGCTGGTGCTACTACCGGAGCTGGTGCTACATAGTTTCTTCCTTCATTGCTGTAGTCATCGCTAGAAGGAAGATCATTAGATACGATGGGGCTATACGTTACAGGGCTTGTGACTGCTACCGGAGGTAGTGCTGGAGTAAAACCTCCAGTCATTGGCGTTTCACTTACTGGCGTCTCTAGCAACCCCAACTGCCGTGCAAGTTCTTGTCTCTGCATAGGGTCTTGCACAGTGTTTCCGGTATTGATTTCGCTGAAACTGTAGTCATTAAATGAAGGCAAGTCGGTAGTGGTAATCGGGCTATACGTTACAGGGGTCGCAACTGCTGCCTCTGGCGCTGCTACTACAGGTGTAAAACCACTACCAACATTAAGTTCGTACCTTGGTATTGCTGCATCGCTTACCGGCGTTTGTAGCAACCCCAACTGCTGTGCAAGTTGTTGCCTTTGCATAGGGTCTTGCACAGTGTTTCCGGTATTGATTTCGCTCGTAGCATTTGGGGTAATTCCCCTTGCAATAAGTTCTTGGTTTTGAACAAATTCTGGATACAAATACTTTTGAAGCATACCAATGGATGAAAGCCCAAATAATTTTCCTAATGTCTGTGTAATCCCAGCCATTGTCGGATTGTTCGCGTAGTAATTCGCTTTCTGCGCGTCACTAAGATTTGTCCACGCATCTTGAGATTTTTTAATATCATCTGCTTCAAGACTTGATCCCCTGCCGCCTCTAGAAAGTATTTCATCCATCATTCCAGTGCCAGCAACTGGGGCAGCAGCAGCGCGCCTGTACAGGTTAGGGTCATAGCCACCGGTTGCCCCGACTACTGGAGCACCAGTTCCACCACCACCTGTTGCACCGCCTGATCCACCACGGCCACCTGATGCGCGCATCCGAGCCATGATGTCCTCATACGGACCCTGATTTGCATATGGCAGATAAGTCCCAGAGTTCTCTGGGATAGAAATGTTGTTTGCTCTTAGATAATCAGAGATGCCACCTAGACTCATATCGTGCCCCTTACAAATTCTTGCTCAAAATAAACCACTTAGGTTCGTATCCTTCATCGCGCAGAAACGTTTTGGCCCAGCCTTTACGTCCTGCAAGAGTGACTCGCGTGCAACCTAAACTCTTACCCCAACGCTCGATGTGTGGTCGCATCAGCTTGAGTTCATCTAGGTCGCCGCCAGCCAAGAAGTAGTGCAAGTTCTTGATTCGCGGGTAGACAATGATCTCGGTCACCACCACCGACTTGACGCCAGGCCAGACTTGAAACCTGTCCTTGGCCACCCCGTCGGCAATGTCATTAAATGTGTGTGTACCTTCCGAGTATTCTAAAGCCGATTCCACCTGCTGGCGCAGCCTCTCTAACTCGTCCAAGTCTCTCATCGACGCCCACCGGCCGTTGCCTCAAGACGCATAACCCCAATCCTCCAATCGGACAAGGTGTTACCCGTTACCTTCATCTCAACCTGGCGCCCAGAGAACCGGACGCTGGTAGGGTTTGCCGCCGTGTAGGGTCCAAAAGTAGACTCCGCGCCTGTCGGGTAGAACCTTGACGTGAACGAAACCACGGCCTCGCCCAGCGTCTGCTCGTCAGGAATCACCTGCCTGACGTTCATAATGTTTTCGCCGGTCCCCAGTTCAATGGGTCCAGATTGCGCGTAAAGCACTGCCGAATCATAGTCAAATCCCACCTCATGCTCATAGATGTATCCGCTGCTGTCAACCATGATGGGGTAGGTGTACACGCCAGCATCCGTACCCGCCAGGCGAGACAATGTGCCAATATTCCAGTGACCCTCACGGTAGTTGTACGTCACATACGAATCGTTCTCATTGGAGTCATTGGACCGGTAGAACCACCATATCTCACCAAACTTGCTATTGTGTACGGCATATACTTTTGACTTTTGAGTCAGGTTTATGTTGTCAAAAACGTAGTCTGATACATCGCACGGTAGTGGCTTAACGTACCCATCCCACGCCCAGAAGCCAGAGGTAGACATCCAGATCGCGGCAGTGTCTATGGCGGCCACCGATTGCGCTGAGATCAACCCGCACCCGCTACCGGCCTTCTCAAACCCATAAACAAATGGCGCTCCAATGTACTGCGCGGTGTGTACGTCAACATCAGTAAACAGTAGGTTCACACCCTTGACGCGCTTACCGGCAAGCAAAGTGCCTGGCGTTGCCAGCTCGTAGTCACCCGCCAAATTGTCTATGGCAGCAGTCCAAACCGTATTGTTCTCCTGATCTGACCATGCAACCTTACGCGGGTTACCGCCAGCACCTAGAGCAAACACAATCCGGTCAGCGGTAACCATCACCGCCTTGCAACTTGTTGGTGCATTGGTGATGGCCGCTGCCAGCGTTGGCGTTGTAAACCCTAACTGCCACTCGTACAGCTTGCCATCTGCATTTGAGCAAGCTACTAGGTACTCGCCCCATGTATCCATTGACCATGTTGTCGCGCTGGTTATATTTGTCAAGTCAGGTCGCTGCACTCCATAAGCAAACTTTCCATAGGCAGAATAACCATAACCAGTATTTGATGTGGCGTCAGCAATGCCAGCCGTGAAACCTGTTGGTGTGATGTCCTTTAACGTACCAAATTCATCCATCACATACAGCTTTGTGTGCGTACCAGCAGAAATCCATCTGTTATTGGTGTTATCACGCCAAGTAATTAATTCCCTGCACTTTCCAGACATTGCAGTCTGGTTAGAGAAACGCTTACGCCACCCGTTAACAGGACGCAGGGTATTCTCGTACCAGCGCACCAAGTTAGCGTCGTACCAGCGCCCAGATGACTGGTACTCTGTCCCGTTACGGTAGATGCCTGGTGGTATTTTCAAGGGTATGTACATGACGTTCTCACATTGTGTTTGACACAAATTGCATGGTCGCAATTAGCGACGCGGTAGACGGGTAGTTGGACGCGGCAGCGTATGCCTGAATGGTAACCGTGGTGCTGTCAGTCTCCCACCAAAGCTCAATGTAGTCATTGGCGTTAAGTGATACAAAGTAGTTCCAGCCAATAATTGTGTGGCCATTGACTGATCCATGTTTAGATGGAATAGAAGCAAATCCAGCAGAGCCGACAAGGTTTGTCCCGTTAACCTTAATCCATATCCTTGCGTCATGGTCATGACTATCTGTATTTTCAAACTGCCCAGACCATTGAAGGTTGTAGATGCCAGAGTCAGTGACTGTGATACGCGAGTTGCTGGCCACCGTAATACCATTGGTGTAATCAGTCGTATTGAACGTCATCGCGTACGCGGTATTGATGGCCGCTGCCGTCTGGTCTGCCGTGCTCTGAAAGGCGCCATAGGGGGCGTTTATGTACCGGCTGCCCTTGACGCCAAACAAGGCGCCAAGCACCGAAGTCACTTTCCTAAAGTAAACATTCAGCGATCCATTGGACTCGTTAAAGTTACGGCGCTCGTACTCCTCTGGTGGATACCCCAGATTTGGCGGTGTCGGAGTCTCAAGTTTTTGCTGGATGGCCATAGTTTTATTGTGCCACCATTAGGATAAGAATAGGACGCGCTCATCCTTGCGCCGGTTCTGCAAACCCTTCAAAGGTTTCCCGCCAGCCATGCAATACTTTAAGAATTCCTCCGCAGCACCTTCCATATCCCCGCGCAAAACCTTTTGGCGGAGGGTTGATCGCTGTAGTGTTCCCAGACCACAGTTGAAGCTAAAAGAACACAGGCCATCAAACTGGCCTTGGGTAAGACTAACAGGAACCAAAGACTCCACACCGCGCTCAAAACGCTGTAAATCGCTTGCAAGTATTCCATTTACTTCCTCCATAGACCATAAACGATCATCCTCTGGGCGTAATGCAAACCCATCACGTTCTTCTAGCTTTAGCCTGCCCTGCTCTGGGTACATTACATGGCCAATTCCAATTGTCCAAAGTCGGGCCGGACAGCGATAAGGACGCTGCCTGGTTCCCTCGTGGTGCTTAATTACACCAAATGCTTTGTCTGAAACTTTCATTTTCCAAATGCTCTGCCACCAAAGTGAAACGCTACTATAGATGCGAACAACGCCTGGGTATTGCTATCCCAAAGTTTCTCAGCCAATTGTGGAAACTCTATTCCTCGGTTGTAGCCATAGATAAACAGACCAACATCTACGAACACCAGCAAGAAGAAGAATCCTAGCGTGATGAAGCTGCGCGTACCAGCACGCAAGTCTTTTATCCACTGTGATGTTCCCTCGTTCAGACTCTCATCATGCTTATAGATGGCGTTCATCTCAGACACTTGAGCGTTGACTAGGTTCTCGTTAGCCTTGGCAGTTGTCTCTAACTCTAGCTGGGCGCTGTGTATCTGTTCCACCCGTTCCTGCGCCTCAAATCCTGCTTTACGCAGTTCTAGCTCGCGCTCTATCTGCAACTGCGCCAGGGCAAGTTCGTGCTTCTTATCGTTGCGGTCCTGGAAGAAGTCCAGCAGTTTGGGCAAGCCGCCCATCAGGAATGAGATCAGGGTTGATAGGATGGTAAGCATGGTTTAGTCCTTTTTGCAGGGGAGAACATCTTCACTATGGGAAAGTTTTACGCCAGCCAGCAGCCCAATAAAGCCACCGACAATGGTTTGAAATGCGGGAGATATAAGTTTAAAAATTTCTGCGTTGTCCACGATGGGGTTAAACAGACCCGCCATTAGCACACCGACCATTCCAATGACAACCACACACAGGGTGAAACTGACCATTAAGGTCACAAAGAACGTAAGTTTTGATTTGATGTCATTCATCAGTGTTTTTCCAAAAGCATAGTAAGCCACCAAAAACAAAGACCCAGCAACAGTAGTGCAAGCGCACCTCCAATTAGCCAGGTCAACAAATCATCTATCTCGTCCTTACGTTTCTTAGCGTGATTTGCCGCCAGTATTTCATCTACCTTGCGCTGCTGGATGATCCTGTTGCGCTCTACCAGCAACTGCTGCCACACATCAGCGTTTCCACTCATCACCATGTAGTTGTTCAGTTCCCTCTCAGCGTCTGCAAGTACCTTTGCCTGCATCACTATCTCAAACGCCTGCGCCGTATCCGATTGTGCAAAACCACTTTTAGGCTTTGCCGCTGCCTTCTGGACAATGTCCTTGGCATCAAAAAACTTCATCAGGTCGCCTGATACGGCCTGGATGTCCTTACCTAGTGCTATGGCTGCCTTAACCCCTTTAATCGCTGCTTGGGCGGCTGCAAAGGCTGTGAGTGGGTCTATCACGTTTCCACCTTTTTCCACTCCAGACAATAAACCCTGCGCTCAAAAACGTCACCCGTCCATGCCCACCTAACGCAAACAAACTTTGCGGGGATGGCAATTAAAACAATAGCAATAACCCATTTCAACTTTTTCCTAACCAGTGGCTTACATAGCCGATTACGCTACCAAAAGCAGATACTGCAACCATGCCCATCCAGAAACCGCCCTTAGATTGATTCGCCATCTCAACCAGGCGCTCTATTGACGTTTCCATCTTGTCAATCTTGGCAGACATCTCGTCAAACCGGCGCTCGTAGTCCTGCACCTTCTGCCAAAGGACGCCGTACTTAACGGGATCAATTTCTGGGATGTTCATTACCAAGGCACTCCAGCCGCTGTCACTGGATTCTTTTGCAGTTCAATCTGCTGTGCCAGTGCTGCCTCTACAGCGTCCTTGTCCACGCCTGATGCCCAGCACCATGCCAAAACTTCCTGCATCGTCACATTGGCGTAGGGGACAGTGGGAGTGCCTGCCTGCCATGAGCAAGTGCTGTATGCGGATGCGGTGTAGTCACCATCTACTGCTGTGCATTGCCAATGTGCTGTGGTGATGAAACCGTCTGCAACTAAGTAGTCTGTTTGGGTGATTGTCCAAGTGGTAGTCATGGTAAGTCCTTTTAAATGGTTGCAAGTGTCAAGGTGCGTTCTTCTACCAGTTTGGCAAAAGGCATAAGCATTTCAACAAGTCGATCATCATTGCGCTCTTTGTCGGCATCAATTAGCACTGCGTTTGTAACGCCTGTACAATGACCTTCGCTGTCGTAAAAGTGAGCAAGACCCGCCTGTTTAGCTAGTTCAATAATTTCTTGTCTGGTCATGGTGATTTCCTTTTAGGGGGTTAATTTGATTCAAGGGCTGCGACACGGGCGCGAAGTGATTGAACTTCTTTGACCAGCATGGGTACGAGTTTGGAGTAGTCCACAGCCATCATTTCTTCTGGGTCAGCGGGCTGGTGTACGGCCTCTGGAGCAACGGTAACTAGCTCTTGGGCAACAAAGCCATAGCGCTGGTGTGAGCCGTTTGTTTTCCAATCAAATTCGCG